GGGAATGCTGTACACCAATCTGTATTACATGCTAGTTCTTTGCTTGCTTCATATGTTTTTGGAGATACAATAGAATACGCATCTGTGTTTAAGATAACATCAACATCTCCTATCTTTTCAGCCTTTGTGCCAAGTCTTGTAGTTTCATGTGAACGTATTAAAGTATTCAAGCCCGGTAATCCTTTAATCTTGTTAATGTCTGCGTCGGCGCCAAGTTTCTTTGCGTTCTTTAATTCTTCGAAACGTTCAAGTGCTTGTGTAACACCGTTTGGAATATCTTCAAGTCTGCTTATGCCATTGTCGACATAGCGTTGAATCATCCAGTTTACGTATTTGTTTTTAGGTGAGGGATCGTATTGTTCAAGCCACTTAGCAAAGTTTTCTGGGTTGCTGCCGAACTTGTATTTTAGTTTTGCTTGTGTTGAGAAGTCACCGCTGTCTTGCTGTAGGCGGCCGCGTAATTTTTCTGGATCGATACGGACGTATTCGAACAGAGACTGGAGTCTCATTACTTCTTCCAGGCTTGAGTATTAGCAAAGTTTTGCTTACTAAATTCTAACCTGTCAACAAGTTTAACGGCATTTCCATCATGCCCAATAGCAACGAAACCTTCTGGATTTGTAACGTTGTAGCCATCGCCATCTTTAACAAATGTGCCAATGCCTTCAACTTGATGTAACTTGTCGATGATTAGCAGTTTGATTTCTGCTAAACGTTTGAACACTGCTAACACACCAGCGATATGATTCATGTTGTCTTCAAGAAATTCTTCCTGATGTTTGATTTTTAATATGCGCGATTGAGCAGCACGACCTTCTTGATCTGCTAGTTTGGCAATTTCGCCTTGCATCTTGCCGTGATAGAATTCAAAAAAGTCCTTTAAGAATGCTGTAATATTGCCAATTGTTTTATCTTCGCGTACTAGCTTATTGATGTACGGCTTTATGTATTTCTTAAATTCGTTGTTATCTAATACAACATTAAATTTTTCTGGACGTATTTTGTCCATGGTTGATTCAATTGCGCGTATTAGGTTTGTTATCTTGCTTAACTCGTTAGGAGTAAATGTAGCAGTGCCTGTTAAGTCTTGATATGTAGCATCGTCTGCCCAAACTTCTTTGGACTTCTTCAAACTGCCAATATCAAATCCAAATGATGCTGTCATGTCTTGCATGTCTGCGCCGTCATATACAGTGTGGAATACGATACCCATCTTAGCGCGATTTATTGTTGCTGCTAATTCACTGTTAGCTGGAACAGCATATTTGATTGTGTTAGGACCAAAGGTTACTACTTTCTCACCGTTGATAGTTTCTAATTCTGGAGCTGCGTCAGCGTTGTCAAACATCATGTCGCCTTGTATTACGCCGCCAATGCCTAACTTGGACAGTTGCTTCAATGATAGAATTAATTTGTTGCGAAGTCCTTCTTGATCAGGATACATATCATTAGCATTTTTAACGGTCTTAACCAATTTAGGAGCAGTCTTAGCGAATACGGATTTAGTGCCTACGAAAAATCTGCCGTCTTCTGGATCAATACCGCAAACAATAGCAGGAGCTCCGTCCCATTTAACTGTTACTTTTGCTTGCTTGCCAGCACCTTGCGATAGCATCGATACGACTTGATCAACATAGGCCAATGCTGCGTTAGCACCGTCGAAACCTTGGTTGAATACTAAATCTTCTAAATGTTCCATATGGACATTCTTGCCAGCCGCTTCTAACAAATATTGCGACATCAGACTGCGTTCCAATGATTCTTGTAATCCCTTTTTGACTATGTCGGCGGGATCATTCATGTTAGCACCCTTATCGGCTGCTTTCTTCATTAATGTTTGTGCTGTAGCAGCATCGTAGCCAAGGCTTGTAAATGCGGCGGCCGCATCTGCGTTGTTAGCTGGTTGTGCTGGTTTTGCTGGTTTTGCTGGTTGTGCTGCTTTCTTTGCCGCTGCTGCTTTCTTTGCTGCGCCAACTGTAGCAGGTGATTGGTAGAATTTATCAACTAAAGTTTTGAAATATTTTCTAACTCTGTTATCATCTAATTTACCATTGTAAGCATCAAACTCTTTGTTGCCCATGAACGTCAGAGTCCAATCATTAAAATCTTCAAGCGATGGTTCGCCGCCTGTTTCCATGCGGATCTTGTTCGCAGCTTTACTCCACTTGTTTAGCATTGCTTCTGCCATCTTCTTTTGCTTTTTCTTTATGCCGCCAGGAGAGTTAGCTCTACGTGCGCCAGCTCGTTTGAGCTCGCGCTTGCCTTTTGCTGCTATTTTAGGGTCTTTGGATTGCGCTCGTGCGGCTGCGCCAACGCCTTTTACGAAATCAAGAGGCCCTTCGTTAAGTTCGCGGAGCCTCATTATTTTTTTCTACCTTCTTTTAGCTTAGTAATTGCTCGCGAAAACTTTTTAGTATCTCTCCCTCGGATACTATTGACTAATCTGCGTTCCAATTCTAGGGCAGTATCTTCATTGTAATTCTCTTGAATGTATTCGATGAGATTGATAGCAGATGAAATCACGTTTACTGCGCGACTCTCTACTATGTTTTCTTTGTCTTTCTCAATGCATAACGCATTAAGCTCATCTAAGATACTTCTGACTTCTTGGCTCAAGGTATATGTACTCCAATTTAGTTGTATTTATGCTAATAATATAAAATGGAATGTTACGACATTACTTCGGTGGTTTCTTCAATCCGTTGATCATATCTTGTATCTTTTTGCTTTGAACTTCCGCTTTTGGAGGTTTTTCTATAATTTCGCCGGTATCTTCATCAACGCTTGCTTGCTTGTTTTTAATACGGTTCATTATATCGCTAGACGGTGGTCCAGACGGTGTTTGATCATCGTCATCTGTATCTACGATGCGCAGTGTGTCAATGTCAAACGACAAATCGACTTTCTGTCCTACACCGCTGCTTGAACGTGTCTTCATAAGTTGTAGTTGATAACGTCCGTGCTCACGCATTGAACGTGATGTGAATATACCAAACACGTTGTCCGCAGTGTTGATCTTGCTTAAGCCACCAGCAATCATGCTGTGGTCAAAGTCTACTTCTTCTACAGCAGATCGGTTCAACTGTGATGCTGTTACAAACAATATTTGTAGTTCGCTTGCTAAGTTGCGCAGTTCTTCTGATACGTACTTGTCTTTAATGAATACATCACTTGGAGATATCTTTATGCTAACTGGCATAATCAAATCTAAATAATCCACTAACAAGAAATCAATCTGCTTGCCAGTCTGTATATGTAATTCTCTTAAGTATGCTCTAATGTCGTTTACTGTTGACTGTGCTGGCATATACTTAACTTGTAAGTTGCCGCACTTCTTGCCAATGATTGAAATCTTAGTTGCTACGTTGTCAACGTCTTTAAATATTTGATTGGATGCTACGCCCGCTAACATGCTGTCAATACGCATTGCTGAAAGTTTTTCACTTAATTCCAGTGTTATGTAAACGCCGTTAAGTCCTTGCTCAATCCAGTTACAAGCCAAGTTCTGCATGAACAATGACTTGCCCGATCCACTGCCACCAGCAAATACATTCAGCTCGCCTTTGTTAAAGCCGCCGTATAGCTTGCGGTCCAGTCCTTTCCAGCCTGTACTACATTGACCGTTATTGTCTCGCAGTGCTAGCAATCTTGCTTTTGGATCTTCGAAATAATTTGTGCCCATGTCGCGTGTAAGCGATATTTGTACAGCATCTTTGATCAGTTTTTCCACTGGATCAAAGTCGCCTCCTTCTATCATATCCGCTGATGCTAATATTGCGCGAGACAGTTCTTCTTTGCGTGTGAACTTTTCAAACTCGTCCAAGAACCATTCAGCATGTCCTTTATCATAGTTATCCACTGGAAGCAGTGCTGTTCCTGTTGCTCCTTCTAATACTTGTATAGACGGTAATCCGTTGTATTCATTAGCATACTCGCCAATGAAGTCTGCAGCCTCTCTCAAACTTTTGTCGAAATTTTCTGCGTTGTATATGTTTTGTATTCTTGAAAATAGTTCATGATCATGAACCATTAATTCTAAGAATAATTTTTGAAACTCTGGTGTGTAATCGTTAGCCATTTATTCTCCGTTTGTGTAACTCTATCTTTAGTTTACTAGATAGTACGTTACTTATAATAGTTTTCAAGGTGAATAATTTTCCGTATCTCTCTACGGCATCGCCTGCATCTTTAACGTCTGGGTCCCATTCTGGGAAGCTGACGCTCCATCCATATTCCATTGCTGCGTCAATGAGTGGAAAACCAGTGTGATTCCGATCTGGTACCACAATTACTTTCTTACCTAAGTCTTCAATCAAATCCGCTTGCTCTACTGAAACACTGTTTGACAATACTGCTACGCCGTTCATTAGCATTGCGTCGATTGGACCCTCAAACACCAGCACAAACTCTGACTCTTTTATTAATCTGTCAGTGCCATATACGTAATTGGAATCAACGTCCATTAGATATTTTGGCTTAACTGCTGTTACTGTATCGATTGCGCGAGCGGTGTGGCCAACAATTTTGTCGTTCCATGTGAATGGAATTATGACTCGCTTGTTCATTGCTTGCATTGGCTTGCCGCGATCTAACGTGTAATATAACTCTGGCATTGCCGACAAGTCGCCCAATCGATCTGATGCGTATTCTACCGCGTTTACCAATCCAATCGGATAGTCGTGATTTCCTTTAAGTTCATACCATTCTATCCAAGCTTGGAATGACATTGCGTCTTTGGGTAAGTCTCGTCTTCTAAAGTCTATTTCTTCGTGTTCTTTTTCTTCCGGTTCAACAAATAATGCGGTGTCGCGGACACGCATGGCTTCGATAACCATGTGGCTAATGTCATTGGGTGTCGCTCCCATCCATGACAACAATAGCCGTGTTTTATGAAATAATTTCTTGCCCGGAGTGTAGCCGGTTTTGAAGCCGCAATTGAAGCACGAGTAAACAATTCCGCCGGACATTGTGTCCAGTTTTGTGCCTGCTCTGCCGCGCGTGTCCTTGGATTCTCCTTGGTGGACGCAGCATACCGCATTGCCAGATTGCCAGCCTTTGGGACTCATGCGAGTCTTACGGTTTGACATCCAGGTTCTAAGAATAAAATCTGTTACTGTGTTGCTCATTAACCTTCGCTAATTAGAATCGATATTGAATTTCTGATATTGTGCCGTCTAGCGGATCGCCGCCGTCTGTTTCGTGCGCGTAAAATCTCACGCCAGTAAATACACCAGTGAAATTTAAAGTTACATTGTCTTCTTGGTCTGTGTAACTGGATGTTGATACGTCAAACCACGTTACGTTTGTGACCTGTTGTAAAATGTTATCCATTGTTGCTTGAATTGTTAAGTCGCCTGTATATCCTGCTGTTGTTCCGTCTGCGAACTTTACGATGATTGTGTGTAATGTTTGGTTTTCATGTACTTGTGTTAGTCCTGATACTGCTTGTGTTAACCCTGTTACTGCGTCAGGAACCAAAATATTCGAAGACGTAAATTCTGGTGCTGCTCCAAGTCGAACGTCAACTGTGCCGCGCATACCTAAATTGTCGTCTACATAGGTTGGCTTCTTTGCGCCGTCTAACTCTACTGCTGTGACAGCGTACTCGTAAGGTCCAGTTTCCACAGTGTAAAGATACTGTTCTGGAACTGTTACGCCTGCTTTGCCAGTTGTTGCGTCAATATGCGTAATTGGCAGTTCGAATAAAATCTGCTTGGTTGCTGATCTTTCGTCGAACACTGTAAAGCAAAAGTCCAAATTGCCTATTGGAACTCTGCGCTGGTCAGAATTCTTAAACTGGAAAAATAAGGCATTGTCCACGCCCTTATGTAATACTAAATTTGATGCGTACACAACTATATTCCTCCGATTCGTAGTGTTATCAGAAATCTGAACGTCTGTTTTATTCTGGTATAAATATATTGAATTACTTTGCATTTTTATGGTTTCTTTAACATATTTATCATAGATGCGTGTGATTACAGAGATACTATTCAAACTTTATGAGCGAAATTAATAGCACGAGAAAAGAAATGATCGAGAAGTATCCATTCATGTCCTACGTTACGTATGGCGGTAATGGTTACTTAGGCATCATACAAAACCACAATCCAGTGATTACCGGTATGTATCATTTCGATTCACTTACCAATGATGCTGATAAACAGTTATTCTTAACACTCGGCGATGAATGGTGGTGGCAATCAAATCGCCAAATACCAATCAATATTTTTATAAAAGAAGATTGGAGACCGTTTCGTCTCGTCCTTAAAACCTTCAACAGCAAAGACGTAGATATTGAATTCGGTCCTTGCGTTAATTTACGCGAAATCGCTCTTCGTCGTACTAAGAAAAAGTCAATCACTCTAATTAGAAAAATCGATTAGATAAATCCACGAGCAGTTATCACAGCTTTCTGTATAACTTTCTTATATCTAAATTTAGCTATACAATCATGATCTCTTAAGTATTCCCTTGTTCGTGCTGGGCTTACCGCTTTAACTACAACATCACAATGCCGACACGTTGCGAATATACTGTTAAGTACTCCATCACGTCGTACGGTTTTCCACTCGTTTCCAAACTCGTCGGGCTCAGTTGTAATTAAAACATCGTGTTTCATTCTTCTTTTAATTCTTGTAGTCGTTCGTTCATCTCAAGTATTTCCAATTGTGCTGCTCGCTCTTGCTTCCATTGATAACCTGCGTAATAACCATACGCCGCGGTGCCAAGAAGAATCGTCATTGTTACTGAAACCATCCATGTTTTTGCTCGGTCGCTAAACCAACTATTGTCTTGTCCGTCGCTCATGAGCTTACCGTATATTCTCTAGGAACGCCATTCACATCTGCCAGGACGTCATACACATTTTCATATTTCTGTAATTTTTTAATTTCTTCTGACACGTTTAATAGAAATTCTGCTATGTCTCTACGGTTGTCAACCATAAATTTCATATATGGTTTCCAACCTTCGCACTCGCATTCGGGTACAAATATTACGCCACCGACTTCCATAACGCCAATCGAATCGTATTCATAATTTAGAATAAGCATATCATCTTTTTCGGCTTGTTCTTCGTATTGTAGTTTTGCTTCTGCTATGTCAAAATCATCGTCGTTATCCCAACCATCCCATGCTCGCATTGCTACATGATTTCTACCACATTGGCATAAAACTTCGGACGATCCGCCGCTAGTAAATTGTTCTATAAAATCATCTTCTACATTAATTTCAAATTTCATATTCTTGTTCCTCTATTAGGTTCATATGTACAACAACAGCCATAGCATAACTTGTTGCGTGTGACTTTTTGAATGTGTAGCCTTCGTCTGTTTTAGTCCAAACGTCTGCTTCAACTTCCGCCCACGATTTGTTCTGTAAGTGCTTTTTGCCCGGTCGTATGATTGCTAGCAACATTGCCATCTCTGTAACGCAAGTTGGCTTCATGCTTTTTAGCAAATCAAAGTAATTGCTAATGTGAACAATCTTACTAACAAACTCAACATCCGTTGTCAGTCTTTCAAAATTCGGACAGCCTTGTGCTAATTCATCCAAGTGCTGTTCGCTTTCTACCTTTTCGTATATGCTTAAGTTAAGGAAATCCAGCTTGAAATATCCACGGTCTTCTGCTGCTTTGTGATCCATGCTAGCGTTGCCTGTCATTGGATCTGTAGGAATGTCGTGATAATACATGCCAGTATTGTGTTTGGTCGCTTTACCGTCTCGTATAATAGACGCTGGAACGCCATCCAGCAGTTCAATTGCCTTGTTTCTGTCAGCAAAGTCAACGTCTACGTCTGGTAAATTATGTTTCATAATGCGTAACACCTATGCCATGGAACAGTACTATTGTCAAGCACAAGTGGCATCCAAGTCCAGTTTATTCTGTGCCACAGTGATTGTGGATTGGGTCGCCATAGTCGATGATGCAATGGTGCTCTCTCATCGCCGCCCGGCGTATCGCCGTGATGACCACAAGTAATATAAAAACCAAATATAACATGGTCAACAAAGTATCTGTACCAATCTATCTTTACCATTTCCAACACCTATACCAGGGACAGGGTTCACCGCGGACATTTCCCTTCCACCCAGTCCAGGTCCATTCCCAGTGGGTGCCGGCTGGGCGTCTTTCCACATACAACCCTAATATAACATAACGTTCCAATATTGCGATCCAATCTATTTTAAGTATCATCGAATCCAGCCTCTTTCAATAGTTCTTGTATCCATTTTCTATCCGCT